CCGTTTCAGGCTAATGTAATAAGATATACGTGCAGATACAAAAACAAAGGTGGAATACAAGATTTAGAAAAAATTATTCATTATTGTGAAATGGAGATAGATTTTATGAAGAAAAAAAAGAAAAAGAAAGAACAAGAGTTGGTATCACAAAGTGAGGTAGAGGATCTTGCTGCTGAGATAGCACAAATGCAGGACGCATGAGTCATCAATTAAATTTTATATATAATGATAGCGATTGGGTTGCTCCATCAGAATATCCTGATTTAAGAGGTGCTAATGAGGTTGCAATAGATTTAGAAACAAAGGATCCAAACTTAAAAACAAAAGGATCTGGCTGGGCCACATTTGATGGTGGAATAGTTGGTTTCGCTGTGGCTGCATTAGGTCAGCAATGGTATTTTCCAATACAACATGATGCTGGTGGCAATATGGATTTAGCAGTGACAACTGCATTTATGGTTGATTTATTAAAAAGACCAAGCACAAAAATTTTTCACAATGCCTCTTATGACGTAGGTTGGTTACTTGCAAATGGTTTTGAAATTAATGGTAAGATTGTAGATACCATGGTAGCTGCAGCTTTGATTGACGAAAATAGATGGAGCTTTTCTCTTAATGCTTGTGCAAAAGATTATCTTGGTGAGATAAAAAACGAAACCTTTTTAAAAGAGAAAGCAAAAGAGTGGGGCATTGATCCTAAACAAGATCTTTGGAAAATGCCTGCAGGCTATGTGGGTTTTTATGCAGAACAAGATGCTGCCCTTACTTTAAAGCTTTGGCAAAGATTTAAATCAGAAATACAACAACAATCCATTAATGACGTTTGGGATATGGAGATGGAGCTCTTACCCATATTAATTAAAATGAGGCAAACAGGAATTAGAGTTGATGAGGCAAAGGCATCTTTACTTAAAAAAGAATTTAGAACTAAAGAAAAACAAGTTTTACAAAAAATTAAAAAAGAAACTACGCTGGACGTAGATATTTGGGCTGCTAGATCTGTAGCTCAAGTATTTGATAGATTAGGTGTAGAGTATCCAAGAACAGCAAAATCTAATGAGCCATCTTTTACAACTAATTGGTTACAAAATTGTGAACACCCTATCGCTGGTTTAGTAAGAGAAGCTAGAGAGATTAATAAATTTCATTCTACCTTTATTGATTCGATTCAAAGATATGTACATAAGGGAAGAATACATGCAGAGATTAATCAACTACGTTCTGATCAGGGTGGAACAGTATCAGGTAGATTATCTTACGCAAACCCTAACCTTCAACAAATACCAGCTAGGAACAAAGAGTATGGAAATAAAATAAGATCTTTATTTCTTCCTGAAGATGGAAGACAATGGGGATCTTTTGACTATTCACAACAAGAACCAAGATTAGTGGCACATTATTCGGCATCAATTGGTGAAAGATTAGATGGATCAGATGAATTTATACAAGCATACGCAGACGAATCAGCAGACTTTCATCAAATAGTAGCAGATATGGCTGGTATCTCTAGAACTCAAGCTAAAACGATTAACTTAGGATTGTTTTATGGAATGGGTAAAGCTAAACTTTCGAAAGAACTTGGTATTGATAAAGATAAGGCAGAGATATTGTTAAATAAGTATAATTCTAGAGTGCCTTTTGTAAAAAAATTAGCTAGTGCAGTTACCCAATCAGCTAGTAAATTTGGTTTTATAAGAACTATAAAAGGAAGAAAATGTAGATTTGATAAATGGGAACCAGCTACGTTTGGTATGAACCAAGCAATGGATTATAATGAGGCTAAAGCAAATTATGGAAATAATATTAGAAGAGCATTTACTTATAAAGCTTTAAATAGATTAATACAGGGTTCAGCTGCAGATCAAGCAAAACAAGCTATGATAGATTGTTATAAAGCTGGTCATCTTCCGTTATTACAAATTCATGATGAACTGTGTTTTAGTGTAGGGAATGATGAAGATATTAAAGTAATAAAAGGTAAGATGGAAAATGCAGTAGAAAATTTAAAGGTTCCTTTTAAATGTGATGTTGCATTAGGTAAATCGTGGGGGGAGGCAAAAGATGAATGATGAATATAGATGTGGAGGAGCTTATCGTGCTATGTTAAAGATATTTAGAGAGGCTAAAATAGAAATGGAAAAGGAAAAATATATACCTAAACCTAAACATGATTGTTTAAGATGTGGAGATCAAAGAGAGATTTGGGTTTGGAAAGATACTTCTGAAACAGTAAAGATCAGAGTTGATTGCCCAATGTGTAGCGTACAACGGCCACCGCAAGAACTAAGAAATCTTGGGATTATTTAATCTTGTACTTCTTTTTTGGTAATAGGTTTTGTTCTTTTATAGTTTGACCATTTACAATTGAATGTTTTGAGTCCACTTTCAGTAAGAATTTTAATAATGTGGCCTCGCTCGGTTGATTCAACGTAATGCCTAATATAGTTAGGAATATCACTGTAAGAGTCTCCTTTATTTTGAGCCATAGATACCCTGCGTTATAAATGATTTTTTTATAGGTTGCTAGTTATTTTTTTAACTAACTATTTTTTAAAAGACTTTCTGATGCATCAATAACACTTTGTTCATTGATTCTTTTTTTCAAGTCCTTAATCTTTATATCGATCCACTTCATATCAGTCGTAACTCTACCCTGTTTTAACGCCTGACTCGCCCACTTGGACTCCAACTGAAGCTTTTCCGATATTAGCATTTGTAGTGCCATTTTTTAGCTCCTCATATGTGATGAAAACTCTTTTTGGTGTATAAAGAGGTTCATCTTGTGCTTTGATTTCACCATTGGTCAGTTTTTTCTCGAACTGTCGTAAAGCCAAAACATCGTTGTCAGCCTCAATTATCCCATCAAAATACTTTCCTTCTGATCGTATCTGAATTCGATAACTGTTCATAAGAGATTATATAACAAATTGTGGCAATAATACAACCCTATGCATCGGAGATTACTGCACAGGTATATTTAGTGGCAAGTCTGTTTTTTTCTACAACATCTTGTGGCAGATTTACTAGTAAATTAACAGATTCTTCATGGGCTTTTAACATGCAATTATACCAATTATTGAATTCTTTGGGGTATTGCACAGCAGGTGCACAAGTAAAATCCAAAAAAGAACACACGTATATTGTAAGTATAAATTTCAATTAATCTCCCATTTAATCCTTGCATTTAATATCTATATTGTTATAAAGGCTAGACAAATAAAAGGAGTATAACATGGAAAAGGACGACAAAAAACCAAGCACGCTACAAAAGGTGGTAGAAAACTTAACGCACCCTGTATCTTCAGGAACATCTAAAGATGTTCCACCTGGTGCTTTTGCTACTGCAAGTAATATCAGAGAAGTTGATTTTAAAAAAGGATCTGATGATATAGTGCAAACGCTTGGTGCAGAGACAGAAGCTATTTTAATTACTTATGAAAGAGATAGAGGTGAACTCAAACTTTATCATAATGGTGTTGAGATAGATAAGGCTGTTTTTGCAAAAAAATTAAAAGCAGAGACAAGCTTTTATGCTTTGTTTGATTATGTGCAAGATAAGTTTAAGTCATGGAGGGACGCATGGGTGAATTAAAACTTAAGTCTAGCTCACATTTGTTTAAAAAATGGGTTAAAGAAATGGATGAAGTTTTATCGAAGACTCATACTCATGATCAAACAGGAACTTTAACAAACCAAGATTCACAACACTTTAAAGAACAAAGGAGCAGATTGTCAGCTACAAAAGTAGATGTATACTCAGCACCTGTGTATCCTGTGAACGAATGGTTAGCTACAGATTTTTTGCAAGACGAGATTGAATGTAGATCTTACGAGCAAGATTTAGCTAAAGCTGATGGAGATAACAATGATTAGAAATTATTGGATGGCCATCTTGTTAGTTTTTATGGTGATTGTTCCACCTAAAATTTTATTAATTATTTTAGCTTTTATTGGCTATAATATTTTAAACTAAGGAGAAATATGAAAAATATAATTTATATAATGATTTTTTTATTTTTAACTGGCTGTGGGTATACAGTTAAGTTAGGTAAAAAATGTACACCAGGACATACAGAATGGTCTTATGTTTGGTTTATAGAAAAGGAAGGTCATAATGTCAGCAGAGACAATTGCGAAGACATGGCAAAGTAAACGTATTGATGCCATCAACCGAAAGATTAACAACTCACCTAATCCTAGGGCGATGACTGAAGCATATATGTGTGAGTATGACAGAGTACAAAAATCAACTTGTAAAACCAAAAAGGAGTATAAGATATGGATACGAGAAAATGGAAAAGCGTAGCTGTAGATATAGAAAACTATAAAATTATTACAGCTATGGGAGAGAAAGGTTTTAGAAGACCAGGGGCTATGATTGCAAAACTTGTAGACTCTGAACTTAAAACCATTGCAAAGAAGACCGGTAAGTCTGTAGAAAAGTTAAGAGCAGATTTATTGGTGCAGGGAGGACGTAAACTAAATGGACGATAGTAGTAATAAGACAACAAAGAACGAAAAAATAACAATTGAGATAGCGAAGTCTACAAGAGGTAAGACCCATGCTATGGCGATAGAACTAGCGCTTACATTAAGCAAACAGTTAGAACCATGGAAAAGGCACGTAAAAGGACTGACCATTAAGAAAAATAACAGAATTTTCAAAAAAGTATCTTAATCTAGATATAGTGTGGCAGGTGTAAGAAAACACTTGATCTTGTACCTGCCATTTGTTAAAGGTCAAGAGTATTCCTCATAACCTAATGAAAAGTAGAGGTTTCAATCTACTTAAATTACCGAACACCGACAGACATTTTTTTAATTATTAATTAGGAGATTGTTTTGGCAGAAATAAAGCGAAAGCCGTTGAGTACAGTATTCGATCAGGGTTTAGAAAAGTTAGTGATGATAAGTCCTAATAAAAAAACTTATGATGAACTTACCTCAATTATGTTTCAGCTTTATAACGGTAATGATTATGGAATGGGGAACTTTAGTCTACAGTTTTTAGATAAAACTGAGAGAGCTTGGCGACAAGGGCGAAAAAAAGTTGCAAAAAACTTAGGTTTGTCTTTGGTTAAGAATGTATAGCCACCGGTTACTATATCCATATCATGTCCTTTCCAAAACTGGTGGTTATGCAGATGGCACTTTATGATCGAGTATTAACAGGTTCTGAAATTGCAGAGATGAGTGGACTTGATAGAACCTACTTCATTAACGATATCTACAACGACTACAAGATGTGTAAGGATCTCCGTCAAACTAAAATGGAGGCTTTTTACCTTGAGTTACTCACCAAACTTGTTGAAGATTATGGGAACTAATATAGCCACAGAGATTGTAAAAACTCCTCCAAGATCTGAACATAGACTGTACCAAGCTATTGTGGTGCAGGCTTTTGAAGATTGTTTATATACGTTAGGTGGTAAAAATGAAGCTTACAATAAAAAAGAAGCTCATGAGTGGTTTATGAATGATTCACGTGATTTTAGGTTTGTTTGTGATTTAGCTAATTTAGATCCAGATCATGTAAGATCTAGGTATAAGTGGTGTTTAGAGAATAAGGTGATTGTCTTTACAGAAATACAATGTTATTGGATAGAGTACAAAAATGAATATAAGAAATACAGATCTGTTGGTACTAAAGAGGAACGTAAAACCATTAAGCAAAGAATCGATCAGATCCGTTTTAAACTTAAACTAAAGGATAAAAAGAGATGAGACTTAAATTACTAAAAGCATTAGAGGATAAATATCATAGTAAAATTAGCGAGGCTGAAGCAACTATTGAGATATACCTTACTAAATCAGTCGGGATTGGTGAACATCCGCAACATGTTGATGAGCTGGATAAGCAGGTTGATATTATTGCACAGAATGAAGAGAAGTTAGGCGTTATACATAGATTAAAACAATGAAAGAGCTAGTTATTAGTTTGATGATACTAGTAGGTGGTAATAAGATTGAAACTAAGAATATTACTATTTACGAATCTTGTTATACGTGGTATCAGAAGCATGTGGAAATGACAGAGAAAAAAACTACCTTATTTAGTAGGAGATCTTATCATTTGTACGAAGGCCAACGAGTCGTTGGTTATATATGTAGTGATAAGGAGCCTAAGTGAGTATAAGAAAAAAAATATGTGCTAGATTG